TTTTCAAACTCGGCGGACCTGGAATGAAGGCGGACATGAAAGAGGTTTCACACATGGCCTCGCCGTCGGGCTACAAGGAATTCATCGCGGGACTCCGCGAGGGCGGCGACCTCACCTTCGAAGGGAACTACATTCCGAAAGAAGCGACGCTGTCGCAACAAAACGTGCGCACGGATTTTGAGAGCGGAGTGAATTCGAATTGGTGCGTAGCGCTGCCGACGGCTGGCACCGGGATCTGGATGTTCACCGGCTACGTAAGCGCGCTGACGCCGGCGTACCCGGTCGATGACCGCATCACCGTAACCGGCACGCTCAAGATCACCTCGAAGCCAATTCTCTGGTAGACGCAAGAAATGGGGGAGAAATGAAAAGCATCAAGACCGTGCCGATCACACTCGACAAGGAACGGCACCTGTTCTACGACGTGAACGCGCTGATCGATCTAGGCGACGCTCTCGGTTTGAATCTACTGACTCGCGAAGGCTGGGAAGCCCTCACCGGCAAGATGGTTCCGAATCCGAAGGCCGCAGGCGAAGACGACAAGGAAATTTTCGAGCCCGTCGAACCGACTCTCAGGCGCGTGCGCGCCATTGTGTGGGCCGGACTCTTGCACGAAGATCCTACACTCACCGAGCGCCAGGTCGGCGCCATGCTCAATCCTTCGGACCTCGCTCCAGCCGTCAAGGCCTACACGGAAGCCTGGATGGCCCAGGACGTCACCGAGTCGAAAGACCCAAACGTCGCCGCGCCGGCGAATGCCGTAAGCGCCGGCTGAAGATTTGGGCGCACGGAAAATACGACCTCGGCCTCGAGGACGGCGAGATCGGAAAGCTGACGATCGCAGAGCTCGCGGCCCTCGAGGATTGCCGCACCGAGCGCGTGCACCACGAAGACTGGCGAACTGCCGTTCTCGTTTGTGTGCTCGTGAACATGCAACGCGCAAAGGACTCGAAGCCCCTGCAGCCGGCGGATGTTTTCCCCTGGCTCGCCGCGGAGCCGGAAAAGAAAACGGCCGCGGCCGGCCGCCAGACTCCCGAGGAAATGCGCCGGCTGATGGAGCAACTGACTTTTGAGATGGGCGGAATCGTGAAGCCGCGCAACCGTCCGCTTGGCTAAACAATGGCGACGATCGGCGAACTGATCATCAATCTGAACGCGAACACCGCATCGTTCGTGACGGATCTGAACCGCGTCAAAAACCTCAGCTTTGACACTGCGACACAGGTGCAGAGGTCGTTCTCTCTCATAGGCACGGCTGCGCTCGGAATGATCGGCACGTTTGCCGGGGCCATGGTCGGCATGGTCGATCACACCGTCGAGCTCGAGACGCACATCCTGCACCTGGCTTCAGCCTCGGGCATGAGCGTCGAAGCGATGAGCGGGCTGGCTTTCGTTGCGAAAATGTTCGGCATGGAAGTCGACTCGATCGCTTCGGCGATGGAGAAATTCGACAAGCAGCTGATCGCCGCGCAGCTCGGCAACGCCAAAGCCAATCAGAACATGAGCTTGCTCGGCATCGACCCTGCGTCGATCTCGACGAGCGACCAGGCGCTCGTGCAGCTGTCGGCGCACTTCGCCGCGATGCCCGACGGGATTCTCAAAACCGGCGAAGCGATGCTGGCGTTTTCCAAAAACGGCGCGCAGATGCTCGAGTTTCTGAATCAGGGGCCAGTCGCCATCCAGAAATATCTCGACATGGCGCGCGCGCTGGGCCTGGTGTTCGACAAGGATGACGCCGAAGCCGCGCTGCATTTCAAACAGAACCTCGAGATTCTGCATGGCTCGTTCACCGGGTTCCAGATTCAGCTCGAGAAAGCGATTCTGCCAAACCTCACCGAGCTCACCGATTTGTTTGTGGCGTGGCGCATGGAATCGGTCAAGACCGGCACGGCAGTCGAAGACATGAAGACGCTGTTCCAGGTTCTGGCTAGCACGATCATTTTCGTCGTCGAGCAGATTCGCCTCTTCGGCAGCGATACGCAGGAGATTGCCTCGGAAGTTCAGCTTGGCGCGATGGCGATTGTAAACGCCTGGGAAGCCGTCTCCTTCGCACTGAACGGACAGTTCGAAAAAGCCCACGAGAAATATCAGGAGGCGAAGGACGACATCGCGCTGTACAGCCAGCAGGTCGCAGACGGCGCCGCGCGGCGCCTTGCTATCGAGGTTTCGACCGGGCAGCAGCTGAACGCGATTTGGGGCGAAGGCGCGAAAAACACCGAAGCGCAGCAAAAGGCGCTCGATGCCCTCAACGCTTCGGTCAAAGACAAAGCGGCGAAGGCCTTCGATGCGCTGAAAAAAAGCGTCGAAGGAGTAATCACGTCGCTCCAAACGCAGATCGCCACATTCGGCATGACGGCGGCGCAGATCGAGATCTACAAGATCAAGACGGACGCCGCGAAGCTCGGCCTCGATGCCTGGGCACAGGGAGAAATCGCGCTCTATACGGTCCTGCAAAACAAACTGAACCTGCTGCAGCAGCTCGGAGTTCTCGACAACTCGAAGAAGGACGAAGAGAAACTGCTTTTTCTCGGCGACAAGCTAAAGGCCGACACAGACGACCTGGCAGCCCTCAAGGCACAAGCCGACGTGGTCGAGACGATCGCCAACGCTCCGCAGCCTCTGATGCTCTCCCCGGCAGCCAACCAGGTCTTTACGGACTCGATCAACGAGCAGACCAAGGCCCTCGAGTACCAGATCGCCACGTTCGGCATGAGCTCAGAAGCGATCGCGCGGTACAACCTGGCGCAGCTGGACTCTAGTTCCGCTGCGCAAGCGCAAATCGTGAAATTCGGCTACCTCCAGGACCAGATGTCCGGCCTCGATGCGCACGCAAAAACCCTGGCAGCCTCCTGGAAGCAGTTCGGCGACGTCGCGCTGCGCTCGCTTACCGACCTGATTTTTTCCGGGAAAAGTTTCACGCAGGTGCTTCAGGACATCACCAAGCAGCTCGGCGAAATGTTTTTGAAGTGGGCGCTGTTCGGACAGGGAGACAAGAGCGCCTCGGGCGGCGGCGGAATCTTCGGCGCGCTGTTCAACGCCTTGGGCCTCGGCGGGAGCGGCCCGACCGGCGGAATTCCCGACAGCGTTTTCACCGCATTCCCGACGCTCGGCGCCGGGATTCCGACTTTCGCCGGCGGCGGCGCCGTCTCGGCCAACGTGCCGATCATGGTCGGCGAGAATGGTCCTGAAATTTTCAGACCTGGAACGGCCGGCGCGATCATTCCGAACGGCGGCGGCGGATCCGGTCCGCAGGTCAACGTCGTTTACCAGATCGATGCGCGAGGCTCCTCGATCACCGAGGCGCAGTTCCAAGCCTCGCTCGCCAGAAGCGAAAACTCCGCAGTGTCGCGCGCTCTGAACGCCAGCCGTGAAATGCAGCTGAGGAGCGCCTGATGATCTATCCGATCGCCATGCCGCCGATGCCGCCCGGGCCGGTGTCGATTCAGCTCGCGCAGAATTTCGTCGTAGCGGAAAACGATTCGCCGTTCACCGCGCAGGGTCAAATCTACGAGCACCAGGGTTCCTGGTGGACGGCACAAGTCACCATGCCACCTTTGAAGCGCGCGCAGGCGGCGCCGTGGCTGGCCTTCCTTGCGGCGCTGAATGGCAGAAGCGGCACGTTTCTTTTGGGCGATCCGACAATTGCGGGCCCGCTCGGAACGGTGAACGGTCCCTACAACGTTCCAATGGTCGGAGCGGCGGGACAGACGGGCAAGACGCTTTTGCTCTGGGATTTTGCGGGAACGGTCTTGGCCGGCGAGTATTTCCAAATCGGCTCGGAAAATCGCGCGCTCTGGTCCCAGGCCTTCGACAATGCCGTCTGGCTGTACGCGGCGTGCACGAGACCGACGGCCGACACGATTGTTGCTCCCGATGGAACGACCACGGCCGAAGCGCTCATCGCCACAGGCGCCAGTGCGTACGCCTATCAAAATCTTCCCGCCGGTTCTTTCGTCCCCGGTCAAACCTACACGTTCTCGGTCTATTTGAAGGCTCCCGCCGGCGCGCGAAATCTAAGCGTCGTGGCTGGTGACAGCATCGTGACCGCAACCCTGCAGGCCGCTCTCACGACAGCATGGCAACGCTTCGCCGTGAACTTAGTCTGCGGGGGCGGAGCGGCACCGATAATCCTACTTGGATACGGGCCGGACCATCTTCCTATCGGAATCGAGATCGATGCTTGGGGAGC